TCAGTTGGCGGGAACAGCAACCTCGACACGACGCGGACGCTCACCGTCGCGGCCGGGGACCAGCACCACAACGACGCAGACATCGCGCCCGTTCTGCACGGCCGGTGTCGCCTTGGTCAGGGTTCCGCCCTGCTGGGCGGCAACCTGCTGCCCGATCGCGACACAATCGCCGGCCACGCGCGTCAGAAGCGTGCCCGTTCGCGGAGCCGTCAGCGGCAAGGTCGCCGCATGCGCAGCCGATGCGCCGGCGAGCACCGCCAGAACGGCAATAAGTTTGGGAGCAGAAAGATGTTTCATCATGGCGCCTTCTATAGCGCTTTCTAGCTGAACAATGAATGAACGGTAAAGGCCCCGACAGCCCTTGCCGAGGCCTTCTACCTTATATCGTTAAACAGTTGCTTACGAAATCCTGGAATCCGCGTTGAAACGGCCGACGATGGCGATCAGTCCGGAGAGGGCGGTGACGAATTGCATGATGATCTCGACCAGCGACGGCTGGTCGATGGTCTCGGTGGAAATGCCGAGCAATCCGGCGATCGAGACGGCAAAGGTCACTGCGGAGGCCCATATGGTCTTGGAGAGATACCAGGGTTTTACTGCGTTCATGCGGGTTCACCTTTCTGTGGTTGGGTTTTTTTGATAGGGAGCGTGGATGACGGAAGAGAAATCCGGGCATACCTGCCCGTCCCGGTCCGGGCGCTGACCATCGCCACCGCCAGTTCGAACGGTTCGTCAGGACCGCCCAGATCGGCTGCCTGCTCCTGCGCGGTATAACGCCATGACGGCGCGCTCACCTCGGCCCGGCGGACGAGCGCCCCTTCCCGCCGGATTTCGACCTGATAGAGCTCCTGCTCCTCGCCAAGCGGAATATCGGCGCCGAGCCAGCTGTCGGCATCGATGCGGCCGCGCCGGATCCAGTTTGCCGCGAGGTCACCGTTCTCCAAGCGCCTCACGGCCAGATGGACCGGGCTCAGCGGCTCGAACGCCCGCAGGCCGCCGGCGGCTGCGACCGTATCGAAATAGGTGTCCGAAAAGTCGCGCCCCGATGTGCCGACCCGCCAGTTGAGCGACAAGCCGATTTCCGATGCCTTCAGGCCCGCGGGAACCACCGCCTCGTCGAGCAGCACGAAAGGCGTGCCGGCCGGCTTCGGCGTTGCGGCCTCTTCCTCCGTGCCAAGCTGGCCGCGCAGCAGGCAGGAGAGCCGCCATTGGCTATCGGCCACCTCCGCTGCTTCGAGAAACTGGAAGACCTCCCAACGCCCATCCGGCGCCTGCAGCAGGCCGGCATTGGCACCGTTGAAGAGCTGCGCCATCGGCTGGGAGCGCAACTCCCCGGCGTAGAGCAGCATGTCAACCGACTGCGCGGTCATGAACCTGCCGCTATTGCCCGGCGGCAGCGGCGTGATCAGTTCGCCGATGATGGCTCTGCCGCCGACAAGCGTACGCAGGGAATAGCCGTCCGCCTGCGGCGAGGCATAGGCGCTGACGCCGCGCCATGGCCTGGCATAAGCGGCAAGACGGAGCTGGCTCGCCGCCTCCTCGGCGCCCGGCCAGGCGGGCAGGTCGATCATGTGGATAAGCGGTTTTCCGTCATTCGCCGCGGGATTGCCCGGCGGCGCCGGCGGTAGAATACCGTTATCAGGGAAACGCATATGCGGCGCGATGGCGACCGCCTGGACATTGCGCGCCGCGCCGTCTTCCAGAGCGGTCACCACGAATTCCGTTTCCCCGGCATCGCCGGTGCCGCCGGAAAGGCGGATCCGGTCACCAACCGTCAGATCCGCATGGTCCCAGGGGACGGAAAGGCTGCGCGTTCGCCGCTCCGCCCAGCGCCTGCGCAGCCAGCTTTCCGCCAGCGCCTTCGCCTGCCCGGTCTCCATAGCGCCCGCCAGCGTCAGCGTCTCGATGCCCTGTCCACGACCTTCGGTCCTGACCGCAGCCGCGCTGCCCGTCTGGTAATCGCGCAGCGGATCGGTGAAGAACACCTCCACCGCTCCGGGAAGCTCGTTACGGTCTTCGAGCACGGATATCAGCGAGGCCGCTTCATCCGGCAGGACGATGTCCTCGACCACACGGGCCGGGGAAAGCCTGGCGGCACTGCGGAAGACGAACCGGCCGTCCGCTTCGAAAGCATGGACGCCGAAGAGCTCCAGCAGAGGCTCCAGGACGGAACGCGCCGTCGCCGGCTCGCCGATGACGAAGCCTGAGAGGTAACCATCGGCGGCTGATGCATCAGGCGTCTCTAGTCCGAAGTCCCGGAAGATGGCCGAGATCAGCTCGTCGAGTGCGACGCCGCTCAGCCGGCCGTTCAGCCAATGGCCGAGACGCCAGTTGCCGGCATCGCCCCAGAGATCGCCATTGAGCGGGAATTCAGGAAAAGGACGGGTGTCCCACGCCCAGAGATAGATGCGGCTTTCATCCAGCATCCGTCCGCCATAAAGGGGCGAGACGGGATTGCCTGCATTCTCCGGCCGGCTCCAGTAATCGAGATGCGCATCGAGAAAGCGGCTCTGCGCCAGATCGGACCGCGAGCCGTCGGAGAAATAAGGAATGGCGTTTTCGGAGGATTTCGGGTCGGGAAAGACATTGGGCTGATTCGGCCCCTTGTCCACGGCGGGACAGCCGAGCTCGGTGAACCAGAACGGCTTCGATTTCGGCTGCCATGCGGTGGGCACCGCGCTTTCCGCGCCATTGATCCGGTTATAATGCGGGTTCTCCCACCAGCTCTTCAAATCCTTGTAGCGGAAGACCCAGGGCTTGCCGGCGAGGCCGTCGGTAATCGGTGTGCGGACGCGGTTCCGGCGATCCTCGTCGCTGGCGTAATACCAGTCGAAGCCCTCCCCGCCGGCAATCGCATCGACAAGGCCGTTGCTGTCGTGAGCGCCAGAGAGATTATCCGGACCGAAACGCCGGTCGTCCTCGTCGCGCCAGTCCGAGAGCGGCATGTAATTGTCGATGCCGACCGCGTCGATCGCCGAATGCGCCCAAAGCGGATCGAGATGGAAATAGACGTCGCCGCTGCCGTCCTGCGGGTGGTGGCCGAAATATTCCGACCAGTCGGCGGCATAGGTCAGCCTGCAGGAGTTCCCGAGACGGGAACGCATTTCGGCGGCGAGATCGCAGAGAGCGGATACGAAGGGAAAGCCGTTTGCCTCGTCGCGCAGGATCGTGAGCCCCCGCAGCTCCGAACCCAGGATGAAGGCATCGACGCCGCCGGCTTTCGAGACCAGATCGGCGCAATGCCGGACAAACCGGCGGTAGCCCCACTCGCCATCGAGAAAGGCGGCGATCTGATCGGCCGCCGCAGCCGTGCGATCGGCGCTTGCAGGATAACAGGTGATGCGGCCGCGCCAGGGATAGGCGGGCTGGCCTTCCCCGCCATAGGGCGATGGCAGGCTGTTGCCGGCGGCGATGTCCATCATGACGAAGGGATAGAAGGTGACCTGCAAGCCCCGCGCCTTCGCATCGCGGATCGCGGCGACGACGCTGTCGTCCGCCGGCGTGCCACCATAGGCCGCGCCCTCCCCATTGCGCGAGACGAGATGCGCCTGCCCCCGACCCAAACCGGCGACGGCCCATGCCCGGCTTGGCTTTCTGGCCACCCGTTCGACCACGCCGGGGCGAATGCGGCATTCACCGGCGCGCAGATCGTCACCGAACCAAGGCACGACCAGCGCCACATGCTGGAGGTTGGGGCAGAGCGCCTGAAGCTCGTCCATAGCGGCGTGCCAGTCGCTCTCCGCACGCAGCGCGTTGCGGTTGAGCGCCCGCGTCTCTCCCGGCTTCGGCTCATCCGTCACCACGTCAGGCGAAAGGCCGAATTCGGTCGAACCCGGAATGAGCGCCACCGCCGTGATGCGCTTTGCGAGAGCGCCGACGGGCCGCATCACCTCGAACTGGATCTGCGGCAGCCGGTTGCCGTATTCATCGATTGGTATGCGCTCGAAGACGACATAGGCGGTGCCGCGATAGGCGGGCGCATTGTCTGCCCCCTGCTTCGCCTCGATCAGCGGATCGGGCAGCTGGTCCTCGGTACCGCGATAGACGCGCATTTCCACCGTGGTCTGGTCGAGCTCCCTGCCGTCCACCCAGATGCGGCGGATGCCTGATATCTCGCCCTCCGCGATGGCATAGGCGGCATTGGCGAAATAGCTGTAGGTCGTGCTCTTCGCCCCGCCCTTGCCGCCCTGGCGGGTGGTCTTCGATGTCTCCTCGAAGCGGGTGGCCCAGATCAGCGTGCCGGAAAGGCGGGCCGTGCCATAGACGAAGGGAAGCGCCGCGCCCTCCTCCGCCGTCGTCGGCTTGGCGCCGGCGAGGCGCGGCCCCTCCACATGGCGCGTCGCGTTGATGAGCGCGGTATCGACAAGATAGCCGCCCAGCGCGCCCGCCGCCGCACCGATCGTGCCACCAAGCGTGCCGAAAAAGCCGCCGAGATAGGCACCGGCGGCCTGGAGAACGAGTGTCGCCATGGAGTTTCCCTTATTAAAGCAGTGCCTCGGGCAACACCCCCCTCTGGCTTGCCAGCCATCTCCCCCACAAGGGGGGAGATTACGACTTTATCAACGTTCGACTTCAATCGCGGACGTTGCAGAACGGGGGCGGAGAGTTGTGTCGGCCAATCTCCCCCCTTGTGGGGAGATGCCCGGCAGGGCAGAGGGAGGTATAGCCGGAAACCCAAACACCGCCGCCACCCTTCTCCGCCATTGCGGAACCAGCGCCGAGGCCATCACACGATGGCCCTCATAGGCGTGGATGAAGCGGTTTTCGGGCGCGAGAATCCCCAGATGCTTGGCGGCAACCGAGGGACGCCAGCGGAAGACCAGAAGGTCGCCCGGCTGCATCGCTTCAACGGGCTTTTCCACCATGTGCCGGCGCGCCGCCTCGATGAGCGGATCGCCGCCTCCGGCTTCCGCCCAGTCGGGTGCATAAGCGCCCGGCGCTTCCGGCTCCTCGCCATAAAGCGCGCGCCAGATGCCGCGGACGAGGCCGAGACAATCACAGCCAATACCTTTCGACGATCCGCCATGGCGGTAGGGCGTGCCGATCCAACTTTTCGCCTCAGCCAAAATTGCGTTCATGGCACCAGCGGGCCTCCGTCGAATTCATCACCGCCGCTGACGTAAGCATAAGCCGCATCATTGCCGGGCAGATGCGGGAAGCCGCGAAAGCTGACGCCGTTGGCGAATTTCGCCTTGCATTGCGCGAAGCTCTTGTCGCAGCCGGCGATGATGCGGAACGTGTCGCCGACCGCCACGGGGTCCGTCGGGATATCGCGCAGCGCGATGCGGTTTGCCGCATGGCTGACGACGACCGTCGTCCGTCCCGCATTCGCCCCGCTATCCCAAGTCAGGTGGCCATTGTCGAACCAGCCGGACCGGAAATGCTCAAGACCGGTTACGAGAAAGGCGGCGTCATCGGTCTGGATCACCCGCCCTTCCGCAAAATAACGCGGATCGGCGGCGTTGACGCCGCAGCGCCGGTCGCCCAATTCCGCATCGCAATTGCGCATGACGCGGCGGCCATGGATCTTGTTGAGGCCGGCGGCGGCGCTTTTCAGCTCGGCGGTGAACTTGCCGTCGGAGCACGCGATCTTGCCTATGCCCGAGCGGCGCAGCAGGACGTTGTCTCCCGGCAAGGACCAGTTGACGAGATAGGTCTCGACCGTCGCACCATCATAAAGACCGCGCTCGATATCCGCCCGGTCGATGGCGAGCGAAGAAAGCGCGCCTTCGATCTCGGCGCTATCGATGGAAAGGCCCAGCGCCGTCGCCGCCTCACTGCCGGTCATCCCCGTCTGCAGTTCGCACATGACATCCGAAACGAGCAGCGGCCGGTCATGGTCGGTGAAGCCTAGGGCGACACCGTCCTGCCGGCGGATGATCCAGGCGAAACAATGGGTTGTAACCGTCCTCTGCAGATGTGATTCAAGGGTTTTCGGAATGGGGATCATGATGGGAGCCTTTCATATTGTAGGCATCGCTCGCCCCCTCTGCCCTGCCGGGCATCTCCCTATTCCTCTGTCGTCATCCTCGGGCTTGACCCGAGGATGACAATGGGAGGTGCGGGAGATGGCCGGCAGGCCACAGGGTGTAACAGCACTCCCGCTTAGGTTTTCACCTCGATGATCGGGATCGAAGGTATCTCACCGGCCTGGAACGAGGCGATGCTGGCGGTGAGCCGGTCGGTATCGAAGCGCACCGCGACATCGAAGACAAAGCCGGCGGTGACAGAGGCCCCATTGGGCGGGATGGCGTCTGGGGCGAAGGTCACGATGCCGGTCAGGCTATCGACGGTGAACGCCTCCCCTTCCACCATCTCCACCCCGGCGACGGCAATCCTGACCATTTCGGCGACCGGCTTGGTGACCGGGCGGACATAGGCTCCCTTGCCGTAGTGCTTGACCAGCTGGAAATCGGCCGTGACGCCGTCACCCGTGCCAATCAGTTCATCATCCGCCTCCTGATCGAACGGATCGCGGAAGCGGAAGGCGTGGAGCGAGCCATGCCGCGCCTCGAAGAAGGCGAGCACCTCCCGGAGGTCCTGCAGCGAACGCAACCCCGTGCCGACATCGAAATGCCGGCGCGACTGCGCCCAGCGCGCATTGCGCTTCTCATGGCCCGATGTGAGCGTGACGATCTCGTTGCGCCATTCCGGCCCTCCCGTTGCGCCGAAGGAGACGCCGAGGGGAAAGCGCACGTCGTGGAAGGAAGAAATTTCGGCCATGATGTTCACAAGCTCCTTGTTCCACGCCGGGCGGCCCGCGCCAGCATGCCCGACACCTGCGCCTCCGATTTGCGGAAGGAGGCGGCATCCGGCGTCGATACATTGAAGACGACCTGCATCGGCTTTGTCCTGCCGCCCGCCGCCACGCCGAGCCGGCCATCCGCGCCACGGGCGAGCGGCAGGATCGCCTCCGCGCCCGCCTCGCCGGTCAGCCCCAGCGAACCGCCGGCCATGCCGAAATAGGTGGGGCTCGACACGACGCCGCCCTTGGCGAAGGGCGTGACGCCGCCCAGGCCGCCAAGCAGGCCGGAGAAGAGCGACGACATAAGCCCCTGCAGCGGCTTCATGCCGGCATCCAGCGCCAGCCCCGCCAGATTGGTCGCAAGTCCGCGCAATACGTCGTCGAGGCTCCGCCCGCTGACGGCCGCTCCCTTCAACGCCGCCGTCAGGCTGGCCCCGAACCGGCCGGACTTCTTCTGCAGATCGTCGAGCGCGCGATCAAAGGCGCTGGTATCGGCGTCGATCGCGACCGTCACATTCTCGGTTTCTGTCATGTCTCACCTGTCGGGAAATGCTTGGCAGAGGGCGTCGAACGCTTCGCGCGATGGCGCATTCGCCGCTCGTGCCGTGAGGCCCAAAGCCGCCGCCAGCTCGCGCGGCGTCATGGCCCAGAAGGTTTTTGGAGAAAGCCGCAGATGCCCCAGCCCCGCCTGCATGGCTGCATCCCAGGGAAATGGAGGTGCTGATTCAGCCGCGGCTCTTAAGGGTTTGGCGCAGAATCGCTTTCCGGCTTTGATGTCGTTCCGAAAGTGGCGGTCAAAAGCTCGCTGACGATGCGGGCAAAACCCGCCGCGCCGCCATCGGCCTGCATCCCGGCCACGTCTTCCTCGGTGACGCTGTGGCCGCCGCCGCGCAAGCCCGCCGTGATGATGCGCACCATGTCGCGCGCCGAAAGCCGGGCTGAGGAAAAACGTGCGATCAGCGCCGTCAGATCCTCCGCCTCGAAGGCCGCCTCCAGCTCGGCGAGGCTCCCAAGCGTCAGGCAGAGCGCCCATTCGCGACCATCGAGAACCGCCGCCACCTCGCCGCGATGCCGGTTCACCATCATATGAGCTCTCCGAAGGTGATCACGCCGGCCGATTCCAGCGCGATCTCGAAGGTGACCTCCGCATCGTGATTGCCGCCATATTCCAGCGCGGTGATCTGGAACGGCCCGTCGAGCGTGCCGAAATCGGGCAGGATGATCCGCCAGGCGAGGATCTCGCCATTGAAGAAGGCGGCGCGGGTGAGCGCATCTGACGCGGCATCCCTAAAGATGCCGGAGCCGGTGACGGTGGCGCGCTGCACGCCGCTGCCGCCGAGCAACTGCCGCCACCGGCCGGCGGCATCGGCGTCGGTGACGTCGACCGTCTCGGCATTGAAGGCGATGCGCTTGGCGCGCAGGCCCGCGCAGGTTTCATATCCTCCGTCGGGACGGGCGAGCTTCAGCAATATGTCCTTGCCTCTCTGGGCGGGCATGGAGAGTTCTCCTTATAAGCGGAAGAATACGTTCCCCCTCCGGGCTACCGCCAATCTCCCCCTTGTGGGGGAGATACCCGGCAGGACAGAGGGGGGTGATTGAAGTGCGCTATGCTTGTTCCGTCACCGCACGATATCTCAGCAGCCCGTGATAACCGTCGCGCTCGTCATCATTGCGGGCCTGCGAATATTGCAGCGCCATGTTGATGAGCCGGTGTCCGTCGAGCGTCAGGGCGGCCTGCGTTATCCGGGTGGCGATCAGCTCCATGATCTCCAGCACCTGCTTCCTGCCGCCGGCGCGCGCCCAGACATGGATGGTGAAGAGATGCTCGTCGCCAACCTCGCTGTCGGTGCTCCAGTCATAGACCGCGGTCTGGCCGAAGGTGACGTAAGGGAAGGCAGCGGCGGCCGGTATGTGATCGTAGATATTGGGCCCGCCCAGTTTCGCCGCCAGGGCAGCATCACCGGAAAGGGCGAGATAGACCGCCTTCTGCAGTTCCATATTGGCGCTCGTCATCGGTTTCGTCTTCCTTCCGTGCGTCCGTTCTCGGTTCCATCAGCCCTTCCCGCAGTTCTTTATTTTTGCGCAAGTCCGGACGGAAAACCGCTTCACACTTTTCCTGGACTTGCTCGACGCCACGCCAGCGCAAGCTGCGGATCAGGCCATCCATGGTGAGAGCCATAGAGAGCTTCATCGGCCCTCCTCCCTCACCCGAGCGAGACAATAGCGGCCGCTTTCATCGGGATCATGAACGGTGAGGATAGTGAAGCACCGCCCGCCCTTGCGCAGCCGCATGCCGCTCGCGATATCATCGCGAAAGCGCATCGTGATGCGGTGGGTGATCTCCTCGAGCGGCTGCGCTCCGAAGTACCGCACCGTATCGGAAACCGGCTCGATACGAGCCCAGAGGGTGGCGATCTCCTCCCATGTCTCCCTATAGCCGCCGATGCCGTCGGCAACTGGCCGGAGCCGTTCGAGCGCCAGTTCGCTCGTCAACCGCCCGGCATCGATGAAGACCGTGTTCATAGCGAAACCCTGCGCCAGATATCGACGAGGCGGTCGAAGGCCGGCGGGAAGGAGACCGGCTGCGCCTCACCGTCGAACGCACCGCGAAACTCGTAGAGATGGGCGGTGAGCGTCAGGATGGCGTGCTTCAGGCTATCTGGCACATCCGCGCCGGTTTCGCCGAAACCCGCCACGAAATCGATCTCCAGCCCGCCGAGTGCGGACGATCCCGCACGCGGGCTGAGATAGAGCCGCTGCGGCCGCGAGCCCTTGTGCAAATGGCGCTCGCCCGCGCCGATCGCCGCCGGCGTGCCGTCGGGCTCGTATGCGCGAATTTCCACGATTTCCCGCACGGGATAGCGGAAGAGCGCGATGCGGCCCGAGCGCGGCCAGCGGTCGAGATGGAGCCGCCAGGTCTGGTCGATCAGCGCCAGCCCCGTTTGGGCTTCCACCACCTCGCGCGCCGTGCGCAGGAGCTGCTCGATAACGGCGTCCTCGCTAGTGGAGGAAATCTTGAGAAAAGCGCGCGCGTCGGCGAGCGTCACCGGCTCTGCCGCCGGCGGCGTGATCAAATGCATGGTCATGGGGAAGTCCTTGGAGTGTTCAGGTAAAAACGTCGGCGGGACAACGCCCCCTCTGGCCTGCCGGCCATCTTTCGCCTGCTATCGTCGTCATCCTCGGGCTTGACCCGAGGATCCATGGCAAGGGAGCGGAAGCGGTACTGTTACCTGCACCGGGATAGTGGATCGTCAGTCCGGATACGTTATCCGCTAACTGGAATGCATCGATGTAGCGAGAAGGTCAGCGCCCCTCAGCCGTGGATCCTCGGGTCAAGCCCGAGGATGACGACTGGAGGGGCGGCGGAGATGTCCGGCAGGACAGAGGGGGCGCTGTCCTGCCAGCGTTTCTATTTAGCAATCTGCCTCAATCCCCGAACTTCAACAGCTTGATCGCATCGAAATCCTGGACGCCTCCCCCGACGCGCTTGGTCGTATAGAACAGCACATAGGGCTTGGCGGAATAGGGATCGCGCAGGACGCGGACGCCGGTGCGGTCGACGACCAGATAGCCGCGGGCGAAATCGCCGAAGGCGATGGCGCAGGCATCCGCCGCCATATCCGGCATGTCCTCGGCCTCGACAAGGCCGAAGCCCATCAGCGAGGCCTTGCCGCCCAGGGCCGCCGGCGGCTGCCAGAGATAATTGCCGTCGCGGTCCTTGAGCTTCCGCAGCGCGCTCTGCGTCTTGCGGTTCATCACCCAGGTCGCGTTCTGGCGATAGCCGGATTTCAGGGAATAGACGAGGTCGATCAGCACGTCGGAAGCGTCTTCCGCCGGCAGCGCGCCGGCGACGCCGGTGGCGATCGTCCCAAGCCTGCCCCATTGCCAGTCCGCTTCCTCGACGGTCGCATAATTCAGAAGCCCGCGCGGCTTGTTGACGCCGTCGCCATTGACGAAGGCGGCGCTTTCCTGCTCGGCGAAGGCGGTCTCCACTTCCGACGATATCCACTGCTCGACATCGACCGCCGCATCATCGAGAAGCGAGGCGGTGGCGGCCGGCATGGCGTAGAGCTCCATCGTCGGGAACTGCAGCTCGGCAAGCACGCCCGACGCGGTTTCCGGGCGCGCGTCCGTCTCGCCGACCCAGCCGACCGCGGGACCGCTGACCGAGAACGGCTTCTTCAGCACCGCGCCGGAGACCTGACGCACCGAAGCAATGGAGCGGATAGGCGAAAGGCCGGCAAGCCGCCTGCCGATCTCGGTCTCGATCTCCGGCGGCACCAGATAGCCGCCATCGGGACCGGAGCCATAGGAATGGGCCTTCGCCTCCAGCCCGCGCAGCGCCTGCTCGTCGCCCCGGCGGACATAGGTTTCGAAGGCGTTCTTGTGTTCGAGCGAGGCAGCCGGGTTTCCGCGCCCCAGCGCCGGACGAGCCTGCTTCAGGAGCATCTGATCGAGCGCCTGCTTCTGCTCCTCCAGGCTGCGGTTGATGCGGTCGACCTTCTCGACGGTCAGCACATCGGGACCCATGCGCTTCTCGATCTCAACCAGCCGCTCGTCATTGGCCTGCTTGAAGGCGTCGAAGGCCGACATGAACTCGTCGAAGGCCTCGGCCACGTCCTGCGCATTGCCGAGCGCCTTGATCTCGACGCCCTTCTTCTCGGATGGAATAGTGTCTTCCTGCATTATCGTTCCTTCTTGTGAAATTTACCGGCGGCGGCGCGGATGCGCCTGGCCAGCGTTGCGAATTCCCTTGTTGTCGGCAGCCTCCCCCGCTTGACGTTTGCGATGCGGGCGGAAGGCAGCATGGGGAAGGTGACCACCGAGATTTCCCAGAGATCGGCCTCGACGATGCGGCGGATGCCGGTCCGCGTCTCCTTGCGCGCACGCACGGTGCGAAAGCCGACGGAAAGCCCGTCAAGGGCGCCGCTGCGCATCAGCTCCAGCGCGTCGCGCGCCCGGGGCACGCCCTTGGCCAGGCGGCCTTCCACATAGAGGCCACGCACATCTTCCCTGATCACGGTCCAGACGCCGATCGGCTCGTTGGCATCATGCTGCCACAGCATGCGGATGCCCGACGTGCCGCGCACCTTCAGCGATTTTGCAAAAGCGCCCAGCTCGATGACGTCCCGGCCGAGATCCACCTCGCCGAAGAGGCTGGCATAGCCGGAAAAGCTGCCGTCGATTTCCACCTGTTCAAGCGCCAGCCCGGCCAGTTTCGTCTCAAGCTGCAATTTCGGCCGCAGCCTGGCCTGGTCAGCCCTCATCACGGACCTTCCTTTCCTGTCGTTCTGGAATGAAATCGGGAAGCGGCGCGGCCTTCATGCGCTCGGCGAAGCGGTTGAAGATGCCGAGCGCCGACCAGGCGGCGAGGCTTGCGGCGGCCGATCCCATCAGCATCAGCTCCGCCTTGCCGAGACTGCCGTCGATGGCGAGCTCCTCGGCGATCTTCACGCCCGCCGCGCCGCCAAAGACGAGGCCGCAGATGATGCCGACGGCGAAACGGATCGCCGCCTCCTGCTTGCCCTTGGGCAGCATATAGGCGAGCGACACGGCGGAACCGGCAACCGCGCCTGCGGCCTTCGCCAGCAACACCCACGCCGTATCGCCCATTTCCTGAAACGCGCTCATGGGGGTCTCCATTCCTAAGGATCGGATGTCGCGGGACAGCGCCCACTTGGGCATTCCCTCTATCGTCGTCATCCTCGGGCTTGACCCGAGGATCCACGGCAAGGGGCGGAAACGGCATTATCGTCCGCAACGGAATTACGAATGGCCAGCCCGGATATTGATCGTACTTGCAAGCTGGAACGAGTCGATGGGCACGCAGGTAGCGCTCCTCAGCCGTGGATCCTCGGGTCAAGCCCGAGGATGACGATTGGATAGATGGAGTCGCCAATATCCCGCCACAGCACCTGCCAATGGCTGTTAATACCCCACCGCCTGCCGCTTCTCCTCGTCGGTCAGGAATGGCGCATCGGAAATGCGCCGCCAGAGGGCGTCGCGTTCGGCCGAAAGCCCTTCGATGCGGTCGTAATCATGCTCCAGCCGGAGATCGTCGCCATAAAGCGGCCCGAGCCAGTTGCCGAGCGCCTTGGCGGTGCGCGCGATCAGCGGCAGCACGGTAAGCCGGTAGAAGGCGCGGTTGGCCTCGGCATAATTGGCGTAGGTGTTGTCGCCGGGAATGCCGAGCAGCATCGGCGGCACGCCGAAGGCGAGCGCGATGTCGCGGCTGGCGGCATTCTTCGCCTCGATGAAATCCATGTCGCGCGGGGAAAGCCCCATCGCCTTCCAGTCGAGCCCGCCTTCCAAGAGCAGCGGACGCCCTGCCCCCGCCGCGCCGGTATAGCCATCTTCCAGCTCGGCTTTGAGCCGCGCAAACTGCTCCTCGGTCAGGTTGCCGCCGTCCTTTGGCGCATAGACCAGGGCGCCGGAGGGCCGCGCCGAATTGTCGAGCAGCGCCTTGTTCCAGGCGCCCGCCGCATTGTGGATATCGAGCGCCATCAACGCCGCTTCGAGGGGCGCGAAGCCATAGTGATCGTCAAGCGGGTGGAAGAGGCTCAAATGCAGCGCCTGCCCGCCCGCCGGCCCGTCGAGCGGCACGACGCGCTTGACCGCGCCGCAGCGATAGGTGAGCGCCTGCGGCCATCCCTCCTGATCCGTCTCGACGGTGACGCGTTCGGGGCGCAGCAGATGCAGTTCGCGCGCACCGCCCGCCGCCTCGACCCGCTCGACATAGGCATTGCCGGAGAGAAGCAGATGGCCATAGAGCATCTCGAAGAAGGCGGTGCCGTTCGTCCCCCGCCGCGGACTGGCGATGAGATCGAGCAGCGGGTGGGTCTCGTGCTCGGCCGTGCCTTCGTAGAGGAGCCACGGTACCGCGCTCGCCGCTTCCGCGATCATGCGCACCGCGCGATGGACGATCGGGTTTCGCATGAAGCCCTCGCGCGCCAGGGTCGGATAGTCCCGCGCGATCCAGGATGCGCTGCGCTCCACATGCAGGGCGACGAAGCCGGTGGTGGATTTCAGCTCGCGTGCGGGAGCATTCGCGGCGCGGCGGCGCCACGGCCAGGGGATGGGCATGGAATGGCCTTTCTTCATCAATTTTCTGATTTAGCGCCGGCGGGACAGAGGGGGCGCTGTCCCGCCAAGCTTGCCGTCTAAAACACCCTATTTCTACTCCACCCGTCTAATCCTCGGCATCCTCTCCCTCCCCAGCATCAGCTCGTTCAGCGCCCAGACCAGCGCGTCGAGCCGGTCGGGCGAGCGGCCGGAGGAGAGGCCGGCGGGGGCGAAATCGCACATCTCGTCTTCGAGCGCCGGAAAGCGCCCGGCGTGGCGGATGCGGCCCTGCTCGTAGAGGGCTGCGACCGGCTCGGCGCGAAGCCATTTGCCGCGCATCGCCCTGACGGAACGGACGGGCACGCCATGGTCTTCGGCTGATATCACCGCCTTGACCATGTCGCCGCCCTGGTTGACCTCGGCGATGATCATGTCCGCCTCGAGGCGGTGATAGAGCGCGATCGCCGCCCTCGCCCATTGATAGGGCTTGACGCGCGGCAGGCTTTCATCGGCCAGAACCCAGCCGAAGCCGTCATGGTCGATGCCGGCGGCGACGATGCCGCAGGCGTCGGAATTCCTGCCAGCGCTCGCCGGCGGGTCGACGGCGACGACGATGCGCTTCAACGGCGGCACCGCCTTGCAGACGAGGCTCTCGATCAGCGCGCGCGACCAGAGCGCATCGGCGCGATCCTCGATCAGCTCGCCGTCGAGTTCCTGCCGCCCGAGACGCGAGCCGGCATAGCGGCTCTCGATCATCTCGACGAAACCGGGCGCGAGGTGACCGGCATTCTCCGCCGTGCGCATTCGCGTCACCGGCATCGAATTATCCGCAAGGAGCGCCCGCAGCAGAACGGTGGGGCGCGGCGTGGTGGTGACGATCTGGCGCGGAGCATGGCCGAGCCTCAGGCCGAATTGCAGCATGTCCCAGGTCTCCTGCGGGTGCTTCCATTTGGCGAGCTCGTCGCACCAGGCGGCATCGAATTGCGGCCCGCGCAGGCTGTCGGGATCCTCGGAGGAGAAGAACGACGCCACCGCGCCATTGTCCCAGACGAGCCGCCGCCGCGTCGCCTCCAGCCGGGGACGCTCACGGCGCGAGACGGAGAGGATGCCGGACGGGCCCTCCACCATCACCTCGCGCACGTCGGCGAGCGTCTCGCCGACCAAAGCGATATGACCGCATTTTTCACGGGCAATCGTCGGCAGCCCCAGGGCCATGCCGATGACCCATTCCGCGCCGGTGCGGGTCTTGCCCGAGCCGCGCCCACCCATCAGAACCCAGGTGCGCCATGGCATCAGCGGCGGCTGCTGGGCGTCACGCCCCTCGCAGAACCACTCCCTCGTCAGCGCCAGCGCCGTCTCCCCGCTCAA